TAACTCGGAAGGATATTATGCTTCTTCAAAAAGTCATCTATCAACAAGTCGTGGCATTATTCAGGATAGTAGATTCTATCAAGAGTTCTCATACGAAATTGTCGCACCAGTAGCACTTGCACGATATAGAGATATTGCTTTAAAATTAGTGCATCCAGCTGGACAAGCATTATTTGGAAAATATTCATTACAGTCTAACGCATTCCTTAATGTAACCACAGCGAACGAAAGTAAGAGAAGATCGAAGGCAAATGGTACGATTGCTGTGACACAAAACAGTTTTAATATAGTTGGAACTGGTACTTCGTTGACATCGCATTACGCTAATAGTGGCGAAATAATTATTGCGATCGCCCCATCTACTTTCTATACAATGAGACTAAATAAGGTATCGAATACAACTTTTGCAAATACTACAACCAAGTGGTCTAACACATCTATTTCTACTGCTAATTTGTATTACACATCTTCGGCAAGTAGTGCAAACATTTACTTTCAGGTAGGATAATGGCAATAATATACAGATACCCAACAAAAGAATTATCAATCAATAATGCAGAAGCATTCATTGAAGATGCTACCATTGCTTCTGGGGATTTCAATGATGATACAAGCACAACAAAACAATCAACAATACTTTATGTTGGTGTAGGTAGAACTGAAGATTGGTCGAATGAACCAAACCCAGATGTCGTTCAGGATAATGCTCAAGGATTAAATTATCAAACGCACCGAGAAATGTTTGGTGCTAAAAAAGTTGGAGTAAATGATATATGTTCTGTGACAACTCGACATAACTGGGTATCAGGAACAGTTTACTCAATGTGGCGTGATACTGATGAAGACATGTATGACCGTGCGTACTATGTCCTCACAGACCAACTGAACGTTTACATATGCCTCTTTAATAATAAAGGTGTCACGTCTACAGTTAAACCAACAGGGTTCTCTACGCTTGCATTTGAGACCTCTGATGGGTATGTTTGGAAGTATTTGTACACTATCCCTCTCGGATTAGCAAATAAGTTCCTCACATCGTCATATATGCCTGTCAGAAAACTCACGACAAGCGATAACACTACCGAAGTAGACCGCCAACTGTTAGTTCAGAATGCTGCAGTAAATGGATCTATTGAAATTGTTGAGACTGTAAATATAGGATCAGGATATCAAACGGTTGCAAATGGCGCAGTAAGTGCAGGTGGTACATTTTCATTAACATTATCTTCTGCTGCTGCAACAGGCGCATCTACAATTGATAACTTCTATAATGGTTCTTCTGTTTATGTTTCAGACGGAACGGGTTCTGGTCAGTTACGAAGAATTATTGATTATGTTGGATCTACAAGAACACTAACTGTCAACACTGCTTTTGCTACTGTTTGTAATACAGACTCGCGTGTTGTAATTTCTCCGACACTAACAATAGTTGGTGATGGTTCTGGCGCAAAGGCATATTGTACAGTAGATACAGGTGTGGGTTCTATCTCTGGTATAAGTGTTATATCAAGAGGGTCTGCATTTACGACTGCTAAAGGATACATTACTGCTAACTCAATTCATGGTACAGGTGCTTCTGCTAATGTAATTATGACAGTTCCTGGTGGACATGGTAAAAACCCTGTTCGTGAATTGTCATCTGATAAAGTTATGATCAATGTACAACTTGATGACAACTTAGGTGTTTCTGTAAATGGTAGAGGTTACATTCCTTCAAATACTGAATTCAGATCAATCACTGTATTTAAAGATCCTATGTTGAAAGTTACTTCTGCTAATGTTCCGATGGCAGTAGAAAAGGTTGCCAACACATCAAACGCACCATCAACATTAAGAATGTCAACTAAATTGAAGGTTGCATATTCACAAATGAGTGGTTCTACTCCATTAAACGCATTTACAGTGAATGATGTAATCACAAACAAACGATTATTAGATAGAGCAAAATCAGGTGCATTAGAGTTTGTTACTGATTTGAGTTCTACCGTAAGAAATACCAATGGACTTCTCAATGCAACACGTGGTGCGAATGCAACGGTAACATTTATTCGTGACGCAGAGGATGAAACTGACAATTCTATCTATTCAGTCTATATAAATAATGTAGAAAGTTATAATGGATATGCAGCATTTATAGACAATGATGTTATTTTGAAGAGTACAGGTGAGACAGAAATAGCAACAATATCGAATGTGCAAGGACCAGAGGCAAATACTTATTCTGGAGAAATACTTTATACGGAGCATGTCCAAGCAGTATTAAGAGACCCAGATCAAGTTGAAGACATAAAAATAATATTAGATTTTTAAAGGTAAAATAAATGAGCATTGAAACAAATCTCAACCAAAGTCCATTTTTCGATGATTTCGATGAAGATAAAAACTTTCATCGAGTTCTGTTTAGACCAGGATTTGCAGTTCAGGCAAGAGAACTGACGCAACTCCAGTCTATATTACAGAATCAATTAGGTAGACTCGCTGACGAAGTTTACATCGACGGTATTATAGTTACTGGCGGTGGACTTACGACTCAAGAAGTAGCATATGTCAAATTGAGAGACAAAGATGCTAACAATCGTGTTATAGCAATATCAGACTTTTTCTCTGATAGTGGTAATACAAAGATTGCGAATGCAGTAATCACTGGTGTTACCAGTGGCGTTACTGGTAAACTTGTATTTGCTACCACTGGTTCTGAAGCAGCAGCACCTGATAATTTCACACTTCATGTTCATTATACTAATTCTGGAACAGACAAAACAACTAAAGAGTTTGCTGATGGCGAAACACTTATATTACGTCAATCAACTGACAACGCATTCATAGTTGCAGCAAACGCAATAGTTTCTAGTGCAACTGGTTTTGGATTGAAAGCAAATATTCAAGACGGTGTTCTATATCATAAAGAAAACTTTGTTAAATTTGGTAATCAAAGTGTTATCGTAAGTAAGTTTGATCCACAACCAAATGCTTATATTGGTTTTACTACATCAGAATCAGTTATAGATTCTAATGCTGATCAAACATTGCTAGACAACGCAACTGGCGCAACTAACTTCACCGCTCCAGGTGCTAATCGTCTCAAGATTGATCCAGTTCTTACTGTTAAGTCTTTCGGTTTTGCTAACACCGCTTCGTTCTTCCGTGTTGCAGAGATTATAGATGGAATGACTATTGAACGTCCACTAGATAGAAATCTTTCTACACTTGGTAAGTTTGTTGCTGAGAGAGTGTATGACTCTAGTGGCAACTTTGCTATTGAACCATTTAATATTCGTGTTCGTGAGCATTTGAAGAAAACAAACTCACTTGGTAGATATGCTTCTTCAGAACAAGGTGACACAAATAAATTGGTTGCTGAGATTGAAACTGGTTCTGCTTATGTTCATGGCGAAAAGATACGACTTTCTAATTCATTATTCTTAGACGTAGACAAGGCAACTGACTTTGATACTTCTGATGCCGTAGTAGTTGGTCAACAGTTTGGTAACTATGTAAATGTTAAAGAGGTTGTTGGTACTTGGGACTTCCAAGGACTGCGTTCAGTTTCTTTACGATCTACCGTACAAGGTGGTATATCAGGTGAAAACTTAGGTGCACAAGCAGTAAGCGGAACTGAAATCGGTACTGCTAGGATTCGTGGTTTCCAATATGACTCTGGAACTCCAGGAACTTACAACGCACAATTTAGAATATACTTGTTTGATGTTCAAATGAATAGTGGCAAGTCATTCGCATCTGTTCGTAGTTTATATGTAAACAATGTTGCTGGTCCAAAGTCTATGGCAGACATCGTTTTAGAAACGAACGGTGATGCTAAGATTCAAGAACCAAATCTTAATAATTTAGTTTTCCCAACAGGAATAACAGCAGTTAAAAAATATGCTGACTCTGCTGGTTCTAATGATACACAGTTTGTATATCGCACAGAAAAGACAGTAAACTTTTCAACTGCTGGTACTGCTACTGTAACTGCTAACACTGCTCATGCAGGTGCTACGGAAACCATGAATGAAACTGGTTCACCGTTATCGAATACTGAAGAGCGAAACATTATTGTAGTTGCAAGGGAAACAGTTTCCACAACTGGACATACTGGTACAGTTGTTCAGTCTGGTAACACTGTCACAGGTACAGCGACGGTATTTACAACAGCATATCAAGTTGGCGACTTTATTAAAGTTGGTTCTCTTGATCCAATGCGTATTACTGAGATCACTAGCGATACAGTAATTAAAACTGCTAATACTGCAACTCAAGGTTCTGCTGCTGCTCATGCAACAACATTCCCTATTGGTTACATCTTTGATACTACTGCAAATGGAACAATAACTTCTACTTCAAGTGCACATACGATTAACTTGCAGCAAGCAAACCTTGCTTCAACTTTCTCTGCTTCAGTGTACTTCAATAGACTTAGAAGTGCTGCAGTTCCAACAAGTAAGACTGTAAACAAGAGTAAGTTTATTCACTTAAATACTGGATCACACAGTGCAAGCAAGAATGGTCCATGGCCACTTGGTGTTTCTGATGTATTTAAGATTGAAGCAATCTACAAAGGAACAAACACTTCAGTTACATCTGCAGATACAGATGTGACAACCCACTTCGAACTTGATGACGGACAAAAAGACGCATTTTACGACACTTCATATTTGCGCAAGAAGGCATCTAGTAGTCTCAATATAACAAACTCAGGTTTGCTCGTCAAGTTCAGTTTCTTCGGTCGTGATCGATCTGCTGGTATTGGATATTTAAATATTGATTCATACCCAATCGACGATGCAAATACGGTAAGTGCAACTGCTATTACCACACAAGAAATACCACTATTCCGTTCTCCAACTACAGGTATTACTAGAGACCTAAGGGACAGTGTAGATTTTAGACCAATCAAAACAAATAGTGTGACTCCTTCTGCAAATGCTGTTGGAGTGCAAACACCAAGTATTACTAATCCTGCTGCTTCAACTGCGTTTAGCATCGATAGTGATGGCGCACATATGCCTACACCTGATGAGAACTTCCAAGCAGATATTCAGTTCTACTTGCCACGAAAAGATAGAGTTGTAATCAACCAAGTTGGAAATGTTTCGATAGTCAAAGGCGTTCCTGATCTGACACCACAAACACCTTCTACACCTACTCCTTCAATGTCTTTGGGTAGATTAACGATTCCTCCATATCCATCATTAGCACCAGCTTTTGCAGAGAATTATGGAAGATCAGATTATCAGGTATCATTAGAATTAGATAACAACAGACGTTATACAATGGAAGATTTACGTGCTGTTGATACTAGAATTAAGAGTTTGGAATATTACTCATCTCTAAATCTCCTTGAGAATCTAACCTTACAGAAACAAGAATTTAATGATTCTGGTACTGACAGATTTAAAAATGGATTTTTTGTTGATAATTTTGTAAATTTAAACTTTGCAGACACGACCAATAATAGATTGAAAGCATCTATTGATGTAGATGATGGTGTGTTACGTCCTTCTTTCAGACAACATGTTGTACAGATGAACAATGCAATAGTTGATACTACTGGACTAAATTCTACAAATTATGCCAAAACTGGTGATCTTGTATCTTTGAGTTACACGAACAGAGAATTGATTTCTCAACCATACGCATCTAAGAAAAGAAACTGCGTTCAAGAACTATTATTCAATTGGGAAGGTAACATTAATTTAGATCCACCAATGGACAATATAAGTGACACAACAACTTTGCCAGAATTGCAAGTTGATTTTGATGGATTCTATGATGGTATTTTAGAAGCATTGAGATTCCAAGGAGTCGATCCAAGTAGGGTTGAATTTGGTCAATTTAGAACTGTTGCTTCCTCGCGACAAGGTAGAACAATTACAACAACTCAAGATAGAACTATCACAACAACTACTTTAGGTTCTATTACTGAGTCAATTTCTTTAGGAAACTCTGTAAATGATGTTTCTGTCAAAGAGTTTATGCGTTCTCGCGTCATTAGAGTCACTGGTTTGAGAATGCGTCCTAGCACAAGATTGTTTGCGTATTTTGATACTGAAAAGGTTTCAGATTATTGCACACCAACAAACTCAAGTTTTGTTGCTACAGGATTAGAAGGATCTGCAATCACTACAGATTCTACAGGGACTGCTTATCTATTGTTTAGAATTCCAAATGACAGCACTTTGAAATTTAGACAAGGTACTAAGAGGTTTGCATTGAGTGACATATCTGATCCAGCAACAGAAAGTACTTTGATATCAACATCCGCACACGCAGATTATACTAGCATTGCAATAGATGTTGTCGAACAAGAGAGAACAATAAACACAAAATTGCCTCAGATATTTCAAGATCAAGAGATACAAAGAAGACAAACATCTGTGACATTACCACCTCCGCCACCACCTCGACCTGCTTTTCAGGTAACACGAGTACAAAGAACTGCAGTCTGTTTTGTTGCTGGAACTTTGGTTCGTATGTCAGATGGATCAGACAAGAAGATTGAAGATGTTCAAATCGGAGAAGAAGTTCTTGGTCAGGATAATGCATCAAATAAAGTTTTAGATTTTGATCACAATCCTTTAGGCGGTAGATCACTAATCGGTATCAATGGTGCTGGCGCATTCATGACTAAAGATCATCCGTTGATGACACGTGATGGTTGGAAAGCATTTGACTCCGAACTTGTCACACAAACCAAAGCAGAAATTGCACACTTGATGGTGAATGGTAATCTTCAGATTGGAGATGAGATATTAACTGTTGATGGTTCTTGGGTCAAAGTTAATTCCTTTGAAATCTTCTTAGACGAACCAGAGCAAACTGTTTACAACTTTGTATTAGATGGAAACAACACTTACTTTGCTGACGGATACTCAGCACACAATAGAAGTTGTTTTGTAGAAAATACTGAAGTTACTCTTTCTAATGGTTTGAGAAAAAAGATACAAGATGTTGAAATCGGCGAGACTCTTATTGGACAAGACGGTAA